TCAAATGAACACTTTACACAAGGAAACATTACAACAATAGGAACTGTAACAAGTGGTAATGTAAATGCAATTTTACCAAGAGGTGTAATTAGTGGTTCGGTTCAAGTAACAGACCATACTACACATAAAGAAACAGTTAGTGGTGCAACTTCATATATAGTTGACCATAATTTGGATGAAAATTATCCAATAGTACAATGTTGGAATACTTCAACAAACCAACAAGAATTACCAACAAGTGTAACAACAAATTCTGCGAATAGAGTTACGGTTGTTTTTTCAATAAACTTTGGTGGTGTTATAATCGTAAAAAAATAAAATATGTATGATGTTTATTATACAACTGGCGGTGGACCATGGGTAAACGCTGGAACTGATACTTGGGTAAATTTATGGATGGAGTTAATTGCTCCTAAATTAAATGTAAAACCAATTCTTCTTTTACATAGAAACAAACCAAAAGGACATGAAGATTATGAATTTCCAATTGAAGCTCATTGGCATGGAGATAATATAGAAAAGTTTGAAGATATATGTAAAGGAGCTAGAAGAATCAATATATTACATGGTCATTATACTCCAATGAAAATAATTGAAGAAAATAAACATAAAATACATTCTAACATATTACATAATTCAGTAGACCATATTTTAAAATCACAAGCAGGTACAGATGCATCAATAGGATGGCATCCTTATTTAGATTCGAGTTGGGAAATAGAAATTAATAATATATCCAAACATTCTATATGGGTTGGTTTATTCGATATTTTGATTAAAAATAAAAACATCCCTAACTTTTATGAATTTAAACATAATTTAGAATTATCTAACTCAAATAACTTAGGATTTGCATCAAGATGTGAAGGAAGAAAAAATCCACATTATTTAGATGGATTAAAATCATATCTTTTTACAGATTCTAAAGAATTTAATTTTATATGGAAATCGAGTGTAAAGATTGATACAAGTAAAATGAAAATATATCATTATAATTCAAAACATAAAGATATGTTTTACAATATGGATTGGGGAATATCTCATTCTTCATTTACACATGAACCTTTTGGATATTCAATATTTGAAGCGGTAGATAGGGGAAAATTACCTATTTTACATTCAACATGGTGTAAAGATTTTGAGTATCCTTATAGAGCCTCATCGAAAAAAGAATTTCAAGATATTTATAAGAGGTTAATCGAAGTACCATATTCTGAAAAAAATCATTGGTTTAAATTACTCAAACAATTTATGAAAGATAATTATACTAATAGAGATATGTGGGTAAAGGATTTACTTAATATTTATAATATATAGGAGAAACAAATGCCAAGTTCAGGAGAAACACTTAGTTTAAATAATTTAGCAGGAGCTTTAGGAGAAACACAAAATAGTAGTGTTTCACTCAATTCATTAAATAGTTCTGCAGGTACTCAAGTGTCTTTGAGTGATTATTCTATATCCGCAGTAGATAATGATATCGATGGATATACATATGCTGTTGAAGCTACTAATGAAACTTACACAATGACATTTCAAAGTGAAGGAAGTAAGTTTGGAAGTATAAAAGGCAGAGGAGCTAATTTCACTTGGGCAGTATCTCCTGTATTTAATTCAGCTGGTGATACATCAGGATTCTTATCAATAGGTTCAAACTCAGATTATACCGCTGTAATTACAGTTGGTTCTATGAATCCACAAGGAGCGAGTTCACAAACTTCTCTTATGGGAACTGTATCACATACATTATCTGGTACTTTTGCTGATGGATTTAATGACCACGCTACACGATATAACACTGCTATAACAAAAGCAGTTTATGCAGTAGATTCATATGATGGTAACTCAACTTCTTTATGTTTAGTTTCTGATACTTTGGTAACAAAAATAGATGGAACACAAGTTGAAATCGGTGATTTAGAAGAAGGTGATAGATTAAAAGGATATTCTTTACCTGAATATAATGAAGATGTTAACTTATTAGATTATTCATATGAAGGTGATGAAAACCCATCTGAAACTGAAGTAATTGTAAAAGATGTTGTATTTTCATTTTCTGAAAGAATACATGATATCAACGAAGGAACAATAGTTGGAACTTCAGAACACCCAATGTTAGTAAAAAGAGAAAATCAAATATTATTTAAAACTCTTGGTACTATATTAGAAGGTGATTCATTAATTAGACATGATGGAAGTGAAGTAGAAATTACAAGTATTGAAGTGAATGATGAAATTACTGAAATCGTATCACTTGATGTAACTTCACCAGATACTTATTTAGCTAATGGATTTATATCTCACAACAAAGGTGGAAGTTCACACTCAGATTTAGGAGCACCTGGTACTCCAGCTACATTAACATATACTATTGATAATAGTACAGAAAAAATGTTAGAGTGGACTGAAGGAAGTGAAAGTGGTACAACTGGTATTACTGCATATGATGTACAAGTTGGTACAACATCTGGTGGAAGTGATATATTTAATTTTACTGAATATAGTGGTACAAGTTTAAATGTAGTAAATTCAACTACAAGTGGTACTACATATTATGCACGAGTAAGAGCAATTGACCATGGATTAAAATCTGGTTATAAAACTCTAACATTTACTGCATAAAAAATTTATGTTTTGAAAAGTTTCATATATTTATATATACTGAATAACATTTTAAAAATATATCAAAATGGCAAAAGAAATAAAGTTTACAAACGAAGAAGTTGCGGAATTAGAACAATTAAGACAAGATGTTTCAAATATCTTTACGAGATTGGGACAATTATCAATTGAAAGAAAAAGAAGAGTTGAAGAAATAGATGCGATGGAAGAAGAATTATTAAAACAACACTCTTCCTTAGTAGTAAAAGAATCTGAGATGTTTAAGAGTTTAAATGAGAAGTATGGAGATGGTAATTATGACCCAACTTCAAACACTTTTATACCTTCAGAAACAACAAAAGAAAAAGAAGAAGAACAAAAATAGTTCTTTAGGAATTTTTATTTATATTTATATGTGTATCATTACACAAATAACAAACAAGGAGTAATATAAAATGGCAGAAAAAATTGTATCACCTGGTGTATTTACGAGAGAAAATGACCTTTCTTTCCTAGCACAAGGGATTGGTGAGATAGGAGCAGCAGATAATTGGACCATTCCAAAAAGGACCTGCATTCGTACCAACCGTTGTCAGTACACAATCAGAATTTGAAGAAATATTCGGAACACCTAATGGTTCATACTATACAGGTTACACCGTACAAAATTATTTAAGAGAAGCAGGAACTGTAACAATTGTTAGAGTTGGTCATGTAGGTGGGTATTCACATACAAGAGCAGCTGGTATAGTAGTTAGTGGTTCTGCGATTCAAGGAGGACGAAAATTAGTTGGAGTTTTACACGCAACACACAATGGAGATGAATCTATTGGTGTACTTGGTGATGGTGAACCTCTATCTGGTATTATAGATTGTCAACCATCAGCATCAGCTTTCTCTATTAGTGGTTCTAGCATCGGAACTGGAGTATCAGCATCTGTACTACCAAGTGCAGGAAATGATTTATCAGATGTATTTGGAGAATCTGCAAGAGGTTCTAAAAAAATATATGTGAATAAATACTTTGAAAAAAGTGCTGGTTCATTAGTCAATAACTTCTTAAGTGGTTCTAAAGTAACTGTAATTGATTTAGGTACTCAAGAATTTACACAAGATATTCAACACGCTTCCACTCCTTGGATACAATCTCAGTTGATTTCTGGTGAAAGAAGTGATTTATTTAGACTACATACTATCGGTGATGGTGGAAACTACAACAAAGAATTTAAAGTATCAGTATTTAACGTAAAAGCAGCTGGTTCAAATAATTCTACTGATTACGCAACTTTCTCACTCGCAATTAGAGGATACTCTGATACAGATAAGAGACCAGTAATCTTAGAAACTTTTAGTAATCTAAACTTAGACCCTGCTTCACCAAATTACATTAAGAAAGTAATAGGTGATAGAAACGTTGTAATAGATGCAAATGGAAAACAAACTGAAAACGGAGATTATGTAAATCGTTCTAAGTATGTAAGAGTAGAATGTAAAGTAGAAGGTTCATTCCCTGTAACTGCAGGACCATTTGGACATGGTAAATACTCATCACCACTTAGTGGTTCAGATAGTATTACACCTGGTGTAATCTTCTCAATCGATTCTAAAGATAACACTGCATCGAATGGTGTACAATTTAGTGGAATTGATTTAGAGACAGGTACTGTTAAAATTGATAACGCACATTTCTTATCACCAATTCCAGTTGGAGCAGGATATGGTTCAAACACTGTATTTGCATTTGATGGAACTGTAACTACATCAGACGGAACACACTCATTTGGATTTGAACTAACTGGTTCTTCCGCTGTTGATGTTAACAAAAGACAATTTATAGTTGGATTCCAAGGTGGATTTGATGGTGTATCTCCAACTACTGAAGTAGCACTTGCTGGTTCATCAGCAAACTTTGGTAGTGGTAACACACAAGGATTTAATTGTTCAACTTCAACCGCAAGTGGTTCAATCGCATATATTAAAGGTATTAACTCAGTATCTAACCCTGATGATTTTGATATTAACTTAGTATCAGCACCTGGTATTGTTCGTAGACATCACTCTTATGTATTTGATAAGATTGTTGATATGGTAGAAGCTAGAGAAGATGCATTCTTTATCGGTGATGTTGTTGGTGTAACTTACAACTCATCTAATGGAAATGTATCATCAGATACTATATCACAAGCAGTTGAACAAGCTAACGGATTAGATTCTAACTATGTAGGTACATACTACCCATGGGTTAAAACAATCGATTCAAGAACAAACAGACTAACCGCTGTTCCACCATCAGTATTGATGCCTGGAATATACGCAGCCAATGATGCTGTAGCAGCTGAATGGTTTGCACCAGCTGGTTTAAACAGAGGTGGTATCGTAGGAGCTGTTTCTGTATTGAATAGATTAACACACGCTGAGAGAGATACTCTATATGAAGGAAAAGTTAATCCAATCGCATCTTTCCCTGGTGAAGGTATTGTTGCATTTGGACAGAAAACTTTACAAGATAGAGCATCTGCACTTGATAGAATCAATGTAAGAAGATTAATGATTAAAGTTAAGAAGTACATTGCATCTACATCAAGATACTTAGTATTCGAACAGAATACAGCACAAACAAGAGGTAGATTCTTGAATACTGTAAATCCTTATTTAGAAGGAATACAACAAAGACAAGGTTTATATGCATTTAGAGTGGTGATGGATGAGAGTAATAACACACCAGATGTAATCGACAGAAATATATTGGCTGGACAGATTTTCTTACAACCAACAAAAACTGCTGAATTCATCGTGTTAGATTTCAACATCTTACCGACAGGAGCATCATTCTCAGCATAATTAATTAAAAATAAAAAAACTA